CCCGCCTCTGTTTTATTGATGAACGGACGGAGCGACTGATGGAGGGGTATCTAGCGACCAGGACCGACAACTGTGACTACTTGGTAGTCTCAAGGCTCTACCAGGAGCGAATGTCGGCTTCCAATGTGCAACTCTTGGTGCGAGAGACAGCAAAACGAGCGGGGATCACCAAGCATGTAACTCCGCACACTCTCCGCCATTCTTTCGCCACGAACTATCTTCGCAACAATGGCAACCTTCGCTACTTGCAAGTTCTGATGGGTCATGCTAGCCTCGAAACTACAGCAATGTATGCCCATGTGGTGGACAACGATCTCCGTTCCCAATACCAGAAATTCCACTCTTATTAACAGGGGCGAAAAAGCTTGTTTTAGGCCTATTTTAGTCTTGACAAAACTGCTTTTGTTTGCTATGATAGGGGTATAGCAATTTTACAAATCGGATAAACTCTAAGCCTGTTAATAGAGCCGTGCATCCATGGTAAGGATGAGGTCCCGGGTTCAAATCCCGGTCGCGGCTCCATCAAGTAGACTTAGACCCTAAAGGGTCTTTTTTAGTGTAGCACCCCTTAGGGTGCTCATTTTCTTCATCGGGGCTGATAAGTCTAGTTGGTTTATCGCTCCGCAGAGTGAACGAGCTGCGGTTTCCCCGGTGTTAGCAAATTAAAAATTTGGTAGCCGAATTTTCACAAAATCAAGAACTGCTGAAGTGAATGGTCGCCCTAATAGTTGAGTTTTTTGAGGGCAGACGGATAGCGGAGGCGGTTCGACAAAGTAACAAAATAACAAAATTCGCACGCCCACTAGGCGGGAAGAACTTTAACTTGGATTTTTGGTTCGAGGCCCATTTAGGTAGACACCCCCTTAATTCTATTGTCTATTTTCTTCACTTACAGGCTCCGAGATACCATCAATTTTGGTTGGACTCTCCCACTGGTCTTATGGCCGCCAGTTGGGAGCTAGGAAGTCCCTCCGCCTAGCGGGTGTGCGAGAAAGGAGAAAGTTTTATGAAAAAAGTTTTAGCATTCGTCTTGGTGGCAGGAGTGCTAGCGGGGATTGTTGTCATTCAATCAATGCACGACAATTCCGCACGGCAAGCCTATGCTGAGGCGAATAATTGCGAATGGTCGGCAACTGGCTCGTTTTACGGCGACGACCGAGACTTCGTGTGTCGGTAGGAGGGTAAGATGAAGAAGTTGCAGGATGCTATCGCACAGACGCAGAAAATTGAGGCTGTCGCAAAGGCTTATGGGGCCACCCCAGATGAGATTCGAATGTGGCAAAACCACTTCCGCACTCACCAACTCCCTACTCGGGATGAGCTGTGGGGATGGTTAGAGCATCTTCTCGATGCCGCCGACGACCGTTGTGACGACCAGTTTCAAATTTAAATAAGGAGAAAGTTTTATGGGAAAAATTAAAAATCTAGTTCTCGACTACTTCGAGAGACACGATGATGCTTGTCTTGAGGGTATCACCTTAGGGCAAGTCATCGAAGATGTGAGGAGCCATCAAGTGAAAATTCAAGATGTTCGGCCAGCAGATATTCCGAACATTCGACATATCCAGGTAGCCATGTTGCCCTCCACGAACGGCGGAGCGGTGACGGTTCATCGCCATATCACCGCTGGCAAGCAGAAGATGACGCCACGGGGACACAAACTCAGTTTAGCTACGACCGACGATCTTTTGCGGGATCTATGGTTCGGGAGGCTCCCAGAATGACGACCACCGTTAAGAAGAACTCGCGAGGCTACGGCTATACTTACGCCGACCTCGCCACCATCCACGACGAGCTGGAACGGCAGGGCATCACCTACTATCAATTTATCCAGTTCAACCCCGAAGCTGGAGCAGACTATGTGTTCACGGTCTTGACGAAAAACGGCAAGGACGGTGAGCCACTGCAAGGCTGTCGGGTGATAGTGGGGGAGCAAGCGAAGATGTCGGCGGCCCAAGCCCAGGGTTCGGCCCTGACCTATGCCCGTCGCTATTCGCTCCTGATGGCCCTTGGCTGGGCTACGGAAGACAACGACGGTACCACGGCGGGGACAGTGAGCAGTTCGGAGCAATCAGTGCAACCCGTGGCTCCAGCTGAGAAGCCTTGGAAGAGTAGTGGCAACAAAGTTGACTTCGGTGAATTTGAGAATTGGCTGAACACGGTTCCCAGCCTAGATGTACTACGAGGCAAATACACCGAGATCCAGGGGGGACACTATTCGGATAAACAGAAAACTGTGCTACTGCGGATGATTCGGGACCGCTCGGACGCGATCAAGAATGAGGTAGGACAGGAAAGTTAATTGTGCAACAAGAAAGGAGTGAAGTAGAATGGCAGGTACTAGGGCGGGGGGCCTGAAGGCTAAGGCCACTAACCTCAAGAAATTCGGCAAAGACTTTTACCGTAACATTGGGAAAGTTGGCGGGCAGAATGGCCACTCTGGCGGGTTTGCCTCCAGTGCGGTTGGCAGTGACGGCCTGACGGGACGAGAACGGGCCAGAGTGGCAGGAGCCAAAGGTGGCCGGATCTCGAAACGGGGTTCGAAAAGCGTACATTAATAATTTGAGAGTTGCGGGTGCTTGAGTAAATCTGAAGCTAAGCGGACGAGAGATCAGAACGCCTACGGCCTGCAACTTTCTCTATTTACCCTCGGCCATCTGTTGAGTGGTGGCTGAGGGCAAAGTAAGAGCTAAGGAGGTAAAATGAGCAGAAGAGATTCAAAGGTGGGATATGGAGCAACGGTTTAAGCCAGGTACCCCAGTCCGTAAAATGCCTTGGGGAACCATCACTTTCGAGGGAGCTCGTCGCATAAGGGTGCGAAACTCCAACGGGCAAGAGGTTCTCTTCCATAGATTCGATGGCGGGGACGGCGATGGGACTTACCAGCTTTTCAAGGACTTTCGCACGCAGTTGCGTCGCAGGAAGAGCTTATCCCCAGCGGACATCTTCTACTTAGCCAATAGGTATGGGTCCATCCCATATATGGTTACCTCTATCGGATTAAAATTTAACCACAACAAGGAGAAAAAGTAAGATGTCAACGAGTAAAATGGTGCAGACCGAATCGCAGTTGCAAGAACAGGTGGCGGGCTACCTCCGCCTCCGCTACCCCAAAGTCCTTTTCCACTCCGACTTCGGAAGCGGGGTAAGACTGGCACCGGGGCAAGCAGTCCGCCAGAAACGCCAGAACGGTGGGCGGAGGGCGTGGCCTGACATCTTCATTGCCAGGGGCTCGTGGGATCTGCACGCACCGCCTGTTTATGGTCTCTTCATCGAGCTTAAACGGGAAGGTACACGGCTCGAAAAGAAGAACGGAGACTGGGCAACTCGGCACATCGAGGAACAGGCGGAAACACTAGTCGCCTTGCAAGCCGAGGGCTATAAAGCCATGTTCGCCGTAGGGTTCGATGAGGCGAAGAAGATTATTGATGAGTATTTAGGAGGCGAATGATTTTTAGACGAAAAAAGACGACTTATGTTGACCCCGCCGAGGAGAGGCTAGACCAAATTGTGGTGCTAATTAAGGACCTCCCACGGGCTGATTATAAACGACTCTGCGAAGCGATGGACTTAGTTTATAACGGTTTTCAGAAGATTAAAAAGGTGAAGACCGAAGATGAACGCGAGAACGAAGACCTTGACACGGCAGAAAAAATATTGAATAAGGAGGAGGCAAAACAATGACGAAAGCTCGGGCGAAAACCGCCTATACTCAGGCTAAAAAGGGGTCGCCACTGAACGGAGTAGTTCCGCCCGTCGACAAACAGTTCGGGAAACCGAATGGCAACCCGCAGGGGCGGGGCTTCTGGAAAAAAGAGGACACTGCCCGCTATAAATTGGAGCAGATGATGAAGCTTACCTCGCAGGAGCTACAGAAAGTTGCGGCAGACAATGACGCTCCACTGTTCGAGCGGAAGCTGGCTAGGAGTATCTATAAGGGAGAGTGGAGAGAAATTGAGAGCATGATAAATCAGGTATATGGCTCTCCAAAGCAGGTCGTGGAAACGAAAATTGAGCAACCAATCCCACTAGTGGACTTAACTAATCGAAAAAAGAATGGAGGTAAAAAATGACGGGTGATGATAACAATGATAATGAAAAGCTGGCACGGTTTATGTCTGCCTGTATAATGATCTGTTTGCTGGCCTTGATTCTAATTGGGACGGCGAAGCTGGTGTTTATGATTCTAGGAGTGTAGGAGGATACGAATGCATAGCATAAAGAACACTGTGATATACCGCAAAATCGAGGAGTTAAAAGAACTCCCTGGCAACCCCAGGACTATTACCAAATCTCAATTTGAAAAGCTTAAAACCTCAATCCAGAATAACCCCGATTATTTTGAGGCCCGCCCGCTGATTCTGTCCAATCGAACAGGGGAACTGGTAGTGTTGGCGGGTAACCAGAGGCTGAAGGCCGCCAAAGCCCTCGGCATCACCGAAGTGCCAACCGTGCTACTTCCTAACCTTACCGAACAGCGGGAACGGGAGATAATTATTCGAGACAATGTCGAGAACGGGGAGTGGGATATGGATGCACTGGCGAACGACTGGGATATTGAAGAGCTCCAAGACTGGGGGGTTGAGGAGGTCAAGCCGTTTCGAGAAATCGTCGAGGACGAACCAGCCCCTATTGATGAGGAGAATACTTTTTCGGTCGTTGGTGAGATTTATAAGCTAGGTGAACACCGAGTTTTTTGCGGGTCGTTCGAGGACGACGAAAAAATGCGGGAACTCTTCGGGAGCCAGAAAGCGACCTGCACCTTTACTGACCCGCCCTACAATGTTGCGGTTAAGGGCAGTAACGGGAAAACGATTAAGAACGACGATATGGCAGAGGACGACTTCGAGGTTTTTCTCAATAAAGCTTTCGAATGCGTCGCACGAAATACCGCCAAGGGGGGGTGTAATTAGCTGGATGAGTACCGGTGAGCTGTTTACGCTCTGGCGAGCAATGGTAGCTAACGGGCTTCCGATGAAACAGATTATTACATGGGTGAAGTCCCAGTTCACGCTTGGGCGGACAGATTTTCAATTCCAGCACGAGCCAGCCATCTACGGTGTTTCCGAGGGAAAATATGAGGGCGAGTCCGATGAGGACGGCGAGGGCGAGGTGGCGATTTACTCTCGGGATGGTGGAACTTGGTGCGGGAGTCGCAAGCTCTCGACCTGCTGGTTTTTTGACAAGCCTAGAGCCTCCAAAGACCACCCGACGATGAAGCCGGTCGGACTCTGTGCCAAGGGGGTTCTTGCTCTCTCTTCTCCCGGTGACATTGTTTTTGACCCGTTCTTGGGGTCTGGATCGACCCTGATCGCTTGCGAGCAGACGGGGCGGAAGTGCTACGGCTCGGAACTTGACCCGAAATATTGCGATGTCATCAGAAAGCGGTACTGGAGTTTTAAGACCGGCTCTGAGGAGGGCTGGCAGAAAGGAACAGAAGAATGATAGAAATAGTTAACCCATCACACCCTGACAAGATCGCCGACCGTATCGCTGGGGCGATTGTTGATTTTTGCTATTGTGTCGAGCAGAAACACCGCCCTACGGTGGCAGTAGAAGTTTTGATTGGCCATGAGCAATTTAGCTGTATTGTCGAGACCAATGTCGGGTTACTTGATAAGGGGGTAATTATAGCTATTGCTTCCCGCATTGCTGGAGTGAATGATCGGTGGGGACTCTACATTAAAATTGTCCGACAAGACCCCTATCTGGCCGAGAACCAGGCGGGGGCAATACGCTGTGGCGACAATGGAATATTCAGAGGGACGCTCGGCTGGGACGATGAGGAAGAAAAGGACCTGGCTGTGCTAGCACGCAAAATCTATCAACAATACCCAACCGACGGCAAGTATATTTTGTCAGGTGACAAGCTCATCGTCTGCCAGTCTTATGCAGCGTCTGATATACTAAATGAGTTTGTCAGAGACAGCTATCCATCGGTGGATACGGTTATTATTAACCCACTCGGCTACTGGACTGGTGGACTCGATGTCGACAGTGGTGCCACCAACCGCAAGCTTGGGTCAGATATGGGGAGGGCCGTCACCGGCGGCGGGTTGCACGGAAAGGACCTCAGCAAGGCCGATGTCTCGGTGAACATCTATGCACACCTCCATGGGCCGTGCCAAATCCATTGTGCTATCGGCGACGAGTCCATCTGTGTCGATACCGATACTACCAGCTACCAGGTCCCCTACGAGCTAATTGTGGATGAGGCTAAAAAGTATATAGAGCGGATAGGCGGGTTTGAAAAGTTCGCTGAGTGGGGGTTCCACTCAGAAGCGGACAAGGCATACCTCGGCTTCTAAAAGTCAAACACTGGACGCTTCAGATCGTCCACGGCATATCTCAATGCGTCTAGTAGGTGGTCGTTGCCGTCTTGTGGTTCGTCTATCACCTCCCCGCTCCGTTTTTTCCGCCACTGGTAGCTTAGATACTCCCGCTTGAGATTTTCTCCGTAATAGACAATCTGACGGTCTCGCACCCTATCGATCCCCCGCTTCACGCTCCCTGCATTCTTATCTGCCCCAATACATCGCCACCCGGCTTGCTTAATTTCCGCAATTATCTCGGGGCGGGCAGAGTCTGCCACGATCAGCACGCTGGGGTCAACCCCTACTGTGTCTAGCATTGCCGGGTATTGACTACCTAGTAAATCTGTTTTATAGTATAGCTCTTCCACCCCTAACCGCCCATCTGTCAACTCGTAAATCGCCACCAGTGCCGTCTCATCGTTCGAGAACCCGAAGTCCAACCCATATCGCACTAACTGCCCGCTTTGCACTGTCTCAGCGTCTACTTCCTCCCAGCCAGCGTAAATATTGCCCTCTAATGTCCCCACTTGCCCTAGTCCATACACTGTCCACCAGTTACTGGGTTGCTCTCCCGGCTTCGGGCGGTGATTTTCAATGTTCTTTATCCCCCGCTCGTCCAAGGCCTCATTGTCTTTGTAGGTCAAGATCAAGAAGGTTGTGTCGTGGGCAAACTGCCCGTCCGCCAACTCTGTATGTACCCAAAACTCTGCACTGGGGTTATAGTCCACGATCACAAAGTCCCGGGTACGGTTTGCCAATTGCTCAAAGGTATCCCACGGCAACCCGTTGGCCTCGTTCACAAATAGTACCTCCCGCCTCGGTCCTCTCGCACTCATTCGGTCTATGCTCTTGAACTCTATCAGGGAATCATTAAGAAAGGCGTAAGTTGACTTGGCGATGTTCCAGCGGTTGTCATTCCATCTCCCCTGTTGTTTCATAATCGCCACAAAATCTCGAATTGCCCCACCCTCAAGGTGTGGATGGCTTACCCCCACCACTGTAATTACCGAGTTTGGATAGCTCTCGGCGTAGCCAATGAGGAGCGTTATGATGGCGTAGGTTTTGCCAGCACTCATCCCGCCCTGTATGACTTTGTAAAAGGTAGGTTCATAGAGGGCTTTTTCGATCTTATTTAGTGCCGTGGTCCTAGCCATTGTTTCGCCGTCGCTTTAGCAGTGTTTTTACCATTGCTTCAAGAGTAATCGCCAGGCGGGGCCTTAGTCAACCTTACCCCTACAAAGCCAGTGTGAAATTCGGCAAAGACGCACCATATCGAGCAATGGTGACTTCGGCACCGTCTATGACCATAATGGAATTATTATGACGAACCCAAACAACGCAGTAGGGACTAATGGGGCATATGGCGGGCGGACCAGTGTGGATGCTTTTAACGACATTACCGCCTTTCTCACAAAGGGGGTGGTTAGTGGCTGGGATTGCGTCCCCAGCTCGGGGATGACCGTCGCCATTGGCGGTGTTTCAGGCACTAGGGATGTGGCCCTGGCCCAGGACAACGCCGGGAATAAGGTGACAGTTAACAATATCTCTGGGCAACCGATAGAGGTGGAGTTCCCAGACGCAAGTAGCGAGGAACAGATATACTATCACTACATTGTGGCCTATGTGAACAACTCGCCTCAGGGCGTAGCTACGGCGG